TATTTCAAGAATCTTGACAAAAATAAATACAAAAACCTCGATAAGATCATCAGTCAGTTAGAAGATAAGACAGGAAGCCAGAAGCGCAGTGAAGATCAAGGAAAGCGGGAAACGAGTCAATATCCAAGTACGGAAGGAACAAAAGGTGATGGGTATTATGACATACTAAGTATGTATGAGCGGGATCGGTGGGTTGACTATGTACCAGATGCGCAGGATGATGGAGTACTGCGAGATATTGCTAATCCACAAGATGATGGAGAGTTGCCAATTGTATGTAAGTATGCCATACCGCTAATTGATGATTATTTTGGAATGTCTAAAATGGAGCAGGGGATGCCGATGCAAAAGACCGTCAACTCATTATGGAATTTATATCTTGATTCGGTGCGGTATTCAATATTTCCCCCGATCATGTTTAATAAAACGGAGATTATCCCATCAAGTATAAAGTGGGGGGCAGCTGCCAAATGGATGACAAAAGGATCACCTAGTAATGCCTTTACTCCGGTGACATTATCTCCTCAAGGTACTACCACATTTCAGACAGTATATAACACGGCAGTTGCTTCATTGCAAAATACCATGGGAACAACAGAAACAACAACGAGCACAACAACTGATAGCACATTTGGAAAAACTCCTCAAGCATTACAAATGCAACAGGCACGGGAAAATACCGGAGACAATGCAGACAGGTTTTATATGGAGATGTGTGTAACTGATGTAATGAAAAAGTTTGCCAATCTTATTGTTAAACGTCAATCGTCCAAGATTCAAATACGCATGTTTAAAAGTGAGATTAAGGAATTATCTGCACAATATCCAGATGTAAACATTGATGATATTTTTGATCAGAAATCGGGAAAACTAACTATTGATAAAAAGACAACAGGATCAACACTCTACGATTACGAAATTGTTTCAGGTTCTACTTATTTAGTAGATCAACAGAAACAAATGCAAAATTTACAGGCATGGTTACAGGAATATGTCCAAGCAGCCCAATTATTTGATCAGAAGTTTGCGGAACAAAAGAAGAAACTTGATTTTGTTGAAATAAACAAACGATTATTTGTTAATGGAGGGATACAAGATTGGGATAAAATTATTACCGATATTCCCCAAGAGCAACTGGATGCGCAAGGAATGCAACAGGATAAAATGCAGATGGATCAGGTATTACAAAGTATTGGAATAGGAGCAATACCACCGACCCCAACCAGTGGTCAACAGCAATTACCAGTTAACTCATTTAATGGCGGACAACAATCAAGCGCTACGTCCCAATCTATACCAGCAGTTCAATAATTTAAACTCGCTGAAAGAGAAAGAGGAAGTAGTAGACATTGAGCAGGAAGATACGCACCTTTACAATATTTCAGGTACTCGAGGATGGCATCTATTGAAAGAATATATTCAAGATATTATGCGTGATCTTGATGGAATGATTGTAACTGCCATGCAACAGGGGTCATCGTTAGAAGACATTGGACAACGCACCATGTTGACAATGCTTGCAAAAGAAGCACTATTAAAAGTTATTGCTAAAGTCGAAGATGCTAAGGAAGTTATCGAAGCTAAAAACAGAGGAAGCCAAAGAACCACAGGAGAATCGGGAGAAGACGACGAATCCTCAATCGAGTGAAGGGGAAGTTATGGATTTTACTCAGCCTGATTTCTCTTTTGTTCCCCAAGGTATTCATGAGTGGCGACAGCAAGGATATTATCTTATCTGTCAGTCATGTGATTTGCAACATGCGGTGCGAATTGGAGAACATAAGATTTTAACAGGATTTACTCATGACGGAAATCCTATTTTACAAACACGGGTAGCATTAGGAATGGTCTAAGGTAAGTACATACAAAGTGTGTATTTACGTATGGTCGTTACCTATCGATATAGGTGCGTATTATAAGTTCAACCAATTATATGGCTGATCAAACACCGGCGTTAAACACACCACAGGAGGAAGTGGTTGAGCAATCGCCAACTCAAGGACAAACACCTCAAACAGATTCAGCTCCTCAGCAGGAGGAGACACAACAAGAGCAAGGAAAAGAAGAAGGGAGGAATGCGCAAAACAGGATACGGGAAGTAGTAAAGGAGAAAAATGAGTTAAAAGGGACAGTGGAGTCGTTAACACAACAGATTGAAAAGTTAACAGGAGCACCATTTAACCCTGATTCGTATGTTCCTCCCTCTACAGTTAAACCCAATGAGCAAGGAGAAATAGATCCTGCTCAGTATGCACAGGATACTGCCAGAAGATCGGCAACTGCTGCTTTTTTAGTAGCACAGCAACAGCGGGCAGTAGATACGATTAGGAAAGAAACAGTGGACATTGAGAGAGAATATCCACAACTCAATCCTGACTCTGATCAGTTTGATAGGGATTTATCCAATGCAGTGTCCTCAGCAGTAGAAGCACAGGTAAAAGTATTTACGGGACAGTATGATCAACAAGGACAACCAGTATTTGCGATAAATCCTAATGTTAGTCCTAAGAAAATAGCAGCATTATTAATGAAGCCCTACCAAAAGTCGTTAAAACAAGCCTCAGCGGAGGTAGAAACAACGACACGAAAGCAGGTAGCGGAGACTGCGCTACGTCCGACACAACAGGCGCCTCACGGGCAGAAAAAAGCAGAAGACATGACAATCCGTGAGTTAGAAAAGAAGTTAGGAGTTGTATATTAATATGAAAGGGGGTGATACTAAAATATGTCAGTAGTTGGAAGTGGAATAAGTGATTCAACAAATGCAAACGTTTCTTCTGGTTTAACGCAGGAAGTCCAGACCTACTATGAAAAAGTCTTTTTAGACAGAGCTCAATATGAGTTAGTACTAAAAGAAGGAGGTCAAATAAGAACTCATGCGACAAATCAAGGAAGAACAGTTAATTTTACTCGGTATCAACCTCTTAGTATCATCACCACTCCGTTAGGAGAAGCATCAAATCCAGTAACGTGTGGTATCACGGCATGTACTGTTGCAATGACGTTGTCAGAGTACGGTCTTACCGTGCCTACCTCCAGAATGTTGACGTTAATTTCAATTGATGTCAATATGCGGGAAAAAATCTCACTGGTTGGTCAAAACATGGGAGAAACTTTAAACAGATTAGTACGCGCTGAACTAGAAACTGGTACAGCTTACTATGGAAATAACCATGCAATAGACACCTTTACTGCAGGAGATACATTGGATGCGTGTGATATTAGACTGATGACTCGTCAGCTTGAACTCGGGAAAGCCATGCCATATAAAGATGGCTTATTTATCGGCAAGACTGATCCGTATAGTAAATATAATCTTATTGGAGATACAACTTGGGTTAATTCCAAGACGTATTCTGATGTAAAAGGATTATATACGGGAGAAATGGGAGAACTCTACCAAGTAAGATGGCTCTTGAATAAAGATGTTTCAAGTGGTACGGAAGCAACCTCGACTGCCTCTTCAGGTGTCAATCGGTTCTATACGTACGTGCACGGAGACAATTCCTTTGGTGTGTATGATTTAGATCAAGACAAACCAAAGTTATACATCTTACCCAATGTAGTGGACTCAAACTCACCAGCAGGACGAATTTCATTCGTCTCTTGGGCGGGGAGTTATGCAACTAAGATTTTGAATAGTAGTTGGGTCTTAGCTGCTCGATTCGCTCTTACCTAATGAGTGATATCCTGGGGTATATGCAAATATACCTCAGTAATTACTTATTATCAGTTAGAAGTTGGTAATAATACGGTATGAATGGACGTGATTATGATTTAGAACTTCTGTATAGAGAGTTATATCATGCACCTGACTCACTAGCACGGCGCAATATTCAAAAATCTATTGCACTTATTAAGCAAGAAACAGGACTTATCGGCTCCATGCGGGAGGCGTTAGTTAAAGCACATAGAAATAGAGACTATGAGGAAGTCAAAGATATTCATGACTTTATTCAGTATAAATCACGTTATAAACGGATTAATGATATATGACAGATTCAACGGTATTTAGAACAGCAGTTACTACATCAGCAACTCAACCAGCTGAGGAAGTATTACCAAAAGGATCAAACCAAGCAAGAGTTGAGACAACTATGGAAGTTCCCTATAGTGAATATGAACGGGAACATGCGCATCCCTATAGTGTTGATCATTTCAAGTTGGGAGATCGTTGGAATGATCCGGAGGGAGGATTTCCGAAAGAAATAGCAGTTATTGAGGAGTATTTTAGTCATAAAATCAGCAGTGGAGAATTAGCAAACACTCTTGAGGCGATACAGGAAGAGTATAAGAAGATGGAAAAAATGACTAATTTAAGCAAGTTTGAGCGTCCATTAGTCAAAATTGAGACCTTAGCGGCCTATGTTGAGTTTCTCATGAAGACAGATAAGATTAAATTTAACTTAAAACGTTATGGCAATTCCTAATCGTAATCCAGCACAAAATAAATACACGGAACAATATATGGGTAATACCTCATTTGATGAGGATTTTGGTGTAAACGCTACCGAAACGTTAGGGTATGATGGCATAAGTTTACAACGACGAGTTGCTGATGCATTGGCAAGTAAAATAACAGTGAGTGGGAATACGACCTATATTGCTATTGCAGCTCCAGGAACTAGTCAATCAACTGCAAAATGGCAAGTTAAAAAGATTGTAGATGATGGGGCGGGAACGATCACGTTTACCTGGGCTGATGGAAATAGTAATTTTGATAATATTGCTTCTGATCTTACCAGTTTATCGTACTCATAATGACACAAATACGTATTACTAAATGGATTGGCTCAAATGGAGAAGTATTACTTCCTTTAACGGAAGAAACATATAATGACGGGAATGTAGTATCAAGTAAAGGAACATTCTT